AGGTCAAATCTCTAGCGGAACCGTACCCGAAACGGGCGTGGGGTCACACGCGAAAAATCGGGAAATCAAGAGGGGAATAGCCCCATAAATCAAGTAATCAAATATAGGAGGAATATATTTATGGGAATTTATAAACTGGTTAATCATGGTAATGAGATGACAAAATTTCCTGTTAGCACTGGCTGTGCTGATTGGTACGCGCGGGAACACTTTGATCTTTATCTGAGCAAGGAACTGGATGGTCGTTATCGGCTCAATGCCAAGGATGTACATTTCACGGACGATTTTCTGCCCTACAAGATTCTGTGTCCCCGGTGCCATCACGAAATGAAGTGTGTGGGAGGCCCCAGAAGTCTGCATGAACTGGGCCTGTACGAATGCAACTGTAGCAAATATTAAGGAGGAAAAACTATGTACCATTCTACTGAATACAGCCGGGAATTCTGGAATGCCATGAGAGGCAAGCCTGTTTCCTACAACTACATTGAATCCGGTAAGAATACCGAAAACGGCAACTACCGGCTACCTTATGAATCTGGCAAAAAGTTTGCTGCCGCCCGGAAGCAGGAGAACATCTTCCGGCAGATCGCCACAGTGGTGAAGGCGCCCAAGGGTGACTCTACCATCTGGGCCTTCGACAATGAGCAGGTTGCAAAGTGGATCGATAAGAATAATCCCGTGTTCTTTGAGAATGCTGAGGATTTCCAGCGATACAAGGTAACTGGCCATCAGCTGGGCAGCACCATTCTGCTGGGAGAGAACTTCTGTAACGATGCTGGCTTCGATCTGGAAGACCATCTCACCAAGGAATTTGCCCGCTGCATCGGACAGGCTGAAGAGGAAGCTTTTATTGCCAGCGAGGATCCCAATGCACCCAGTGGTTTCCTGCAGGATGCCATGATTGGCAACAGCACTGGAGAGATCACCTATGACGATGTGATCAAACTATACTTCTCTCTAGACAAGCGGTACCGCCGCAGAGCTGTGTGGATCATGAATGATGAGACAGCTCTGAAGCTGCGTACCCTCAAGGATGCCGCAGGAAACTACCTCTGGAACCAGCAGGATAATACCATTCTTGGCAAGCGGGTGTATATTTCCAACTATATGCCCGGTGAAGCAGCAGGAACAAAGCCTATTGCGTTTGGTGACTTCCGGTACTTCTGGATCATCGATCGCTGGCCTTTTGAAATGTGCAGACTGACAGAACTGCTTGCGCTCCAGCAGCAGGTGGGTTTTATTGGTCATGAATATCTGGATGCCAAGCTGATCCGCCCTGAGGCTGTCCATGTGATGCAGATCACGGCATAATTCCCAAGGCAGCGCAGTTGCTAACTGTTTGCTAATACTTGGCAGGTGCGCTGGACTTTCTAATCCTTCTCTGGTACCCTTGCCCCTGCCTTACAGGGGTAAGGGTTATCAGAAAAACGAAAGGAGGTCGGTAACATGGGAAGAAAGCGAGTGGTAGCCTATGTCAGAGTGTCCTCTTCCAGCAAGGCGCAGCTGCACAGTTATGAATTTCAGGAACAGTATTGGCGCAGCAAATTTGAAGATGATCCAGACAATGAGCTGGTTCGGATCTATGCAGATCGCGGCATCAGCGGTAGCAATGCCTATAAACGGCCGGAATTCATAACCATGCTGAAAGATGCCCGGAATCGGAAGTTCGATGTGATTCACACAAAATCCGTATCCCGGTTTGCCAGAAATACGGTACAGCTGCTGGAAGCGGTGCGGGAACTGCGGGATCTTGGAATTGAGGTCATCTTCGAAAAGGAGCAGATCAGCACCCTGCAGCCCACCAGCGAGCTGTTCCTGACCATAGCGGCCACAATAGCAGAAAACGATCTGGAAGTAGACTCCCAGCGGCAAAAGTGGTCGTTCCAGCATCGCTTTGAAAACGGCTGGTATTCCATCGGTAGCAGCATGTACGGCTATCGGATGACCGGGGATAACAAGGTGGTGGTCGTGCCAGAGGAAGCAGAAGTGATCCGCTGGGTCTACGACATGTACCTCTCCGGCTGCGGCTGCCCTACAATCGCCAAAGTCCTCAACGAAGCGGGGATCAAAACAGGGGTAGGCATGCCATGGAGAGCCAGCGGCATATTGAAGATGATCTCCAATGAAAAGTACATGGGCGATGTAATGATGGGTAAAAGCGTCAATATTGACGGTAAGAAGTGCGACAACCTAGATGGCCAGTATGGAGAGCGGTACTACATGGAGGATGCTCATGAGGGGATCATCAGCAAGGAAACCTATTACAAAGCCATGGAGCTGCGCCAGCAACGGGCAAATCCGAAGCTGGTGAATCAGGATACGGTAGAATATCCCTTCACCAGAATGATTGCCTGCGGCTGCTGTGGCAGCTACTTCCGGCACAAGGTGAACAATCCCGGAAAGAAATGGGCGAATGACATTTGGATCTGTGCCCGGCAGGAGCAGAAAGGCAAAGCACACTGCGACAGTACCCGGATCAAGGATACGGTGCTGAAGGAGAAATTTGTGGAAGCCTACAATGAATTCGTCACCCTCAGGCCGGAGGGTGAGACCATAGAGGCAATACAGAAGTGCATCCAGAGACTAAGAGCAGAGGAAGAAAAACTGGCAGCGCTGCTGTTGCGAAAGCTGATTTCAGAAAAGGCTTTCCGCACAGAGCAGCAGTCCATAAAGGCAGAAATCCGCAGACTGCAGGAACAGCTCCAGCAGCTACGATGCAGCGCGGTACGAGAAAGCGACTATACAACGATCACAGACTTCGATGAAGCAAAGCTGAAGCTATTCATAGAGAAGATCATTATTATGGAGGAAAAACGCGTGACCTTCCGTTTCTTCAATGGAGTGGAGATCACGAAGGAATATACAAACGGAAAATCCGGAAATAAACCCGGCTGGAATTTAAAGGAGGTATGAGTATGGCACAGGCAGCAACACGGGTGGTGCGGCGAATCCCATCGGCAGCATTATTCACTACAGGTCAGTATCGCAAGCCGCAGCAGGTGGTAGCTGCCTATGCCCGTGTGTCCACAGAAAAGGAAGAACAGGAAGACAGCTTCGAACGGCAGGTGCAGCATTACACCAGCCTGATTACCTCCAAACCGGACTGGACGTTTGGTGGCATCTACGCAGATCCCGGTATCACTGGCACCAGAGCAGAGAAGCGGCCTGACTTCATGCGGATGATACAAGACTGCCGGGATGGAAAGATCAACAAGGTGCTGGTGAAATCCATCAGCCGCTTCGCCAGAAATACGGTGGATGCCCTGAACTATATCCGAGAACTGAAGGACTTGGGGATCAGCGTCTACTTTGAAAATGAGAACATCGACACCCTGACACCTGGCGGTGAAGTGCTGCTGACGATCCTTGCTGCCATGGCGGAGCAAGAATCCAGAACTATGTCCACCAATATCAAATGGAGCTACCAGAAGAAATTCCAGAATGGTGAGGTCATCCTGAACACCGGCATGGTGCTGGGCTATAAGAAAAACAAGGATGGCGACTATGTGATCGCAGAAGAGGAAGCAGCAGTGGTGCGGCGTATCTTCCGGGAATACATAGCAGGAATCCCGGTGCCACAGATCTGCAAAGGACTGGAGGCAGACGGGATTAGAACGAAGCGCGGAAGTGCACAGTGGCATACCAATGCGGTGCTGGGAATCATAAAGAATGAGAAATACACAGGCAATGCAATCCTTGGAAAGACCTTCAAGCCGGACGTGCTATCCAAGCGCCGGATGAAGAACACAGGACAGGTTCCCATGTACTACGCAGAGAACACCCACCCGGCGATCATTGACCAGGAACTGTTCGACATGGCGCAGGCGGAGATGAAGCGCCGACTGGAGGAAAAGGATGCAGCGGTAGGTACCAGCCGGTACACCAGCAAATACCCCTTCAGCGGACTGTTGATCTGCGGCACCTGCGGCCATCGCCTCCGCAGGCATGTGCGGACAGTTGGTAGTGGCAAGCGAGTCCCAGCATGGGGCTGCGCCAATAGGATCAGTAATGGCAGAGCAGTCTGTGATTCTCACCATATCAATGAGGATGTGCTGGAGAGAACCTTCCGAGCGGCAATTGATGGGATGGATGTCGTGATGGATGCAGTACAGGATGCCTGCGAAGAAGTTCTGGATACCGGCAGCAGAGCAGAACTGGAGCAGGTGCAACAGGAGATTATCACCATACAGGAAGCTGTCCTTGCACTACATAAGGATCAGCAGCAGGGGATGATCAGCAGCGAGGACTATGACCTACAGGTGGCGGCCTACAGCCAGCAGATGGATACACTGCAGGAGCGGCAACGGGAACTGAAAGCCACAGCCGGACGGTACGCAGAGGTAAAATACTGGTTAGATGCCTACAGAGAGCATGTCCAGAGCGGACAAAAAATGGATGTTTCTGACACTGTCATGATTCGACAGCTGACAGACCGGATTGTGGTGTATGATGACAGAATGGAAATCCATCTGCGGATAGGTGAGGTTGTAGAACAGGTGTATAAATGACAGCCCATAATAACAGCGGACCCAATTATTATGGGCTTTTTTGTTCGTATATTGAAATAATGGAAGAATCATGGTATATTTTTCTTATCCTAAAAGATAAGGTTGGTGAAATACTATGATGATTCCGCATATGTATTTTATTATGAATAAGATTTCTGATTTATCTGATTATGCGGCACTAAATTCACCGAAAAGCATTGCCGAACTGCGTAAGCACGTAAATATGCTGGTGATCGATGACAACGATTTTGCACCAGAGAAATATCTGAAACAAAATGGTTATCAGATTCAGCATAAGCCTGATATTGAGACTGTCAAGGATGTTGAACCGTACGATATCATCCTGTGTGATATTTCCGGTATCGGTAAAAAACTTGGCTATGAAAAGGAAGGCGCTTTTATCATAAGAGAAATCAATGCCAATTATCCTAATAAGAGAATAATTGCATATACCTCTTACACTTTTGATGCTGAGTATAATAAATACTTCTCAATCGCAGACTTTGTTGCGCCAAAAGATTTTTGTACTGATGATTGGATTACTGTTCTGGATGAGCAGGTGCGGAAAGCCATCGATCCTGTTAATCAGTGGAAGAAGATTCGTAAGTATTTACTTGAACACGATGTATCAATCCTAATGATTGCCCGGATTGAAGATAAGTACGTTGCTGCAGTTAAGAAACGGAATTTTGATAAATTGCAAGATTTCATTGACGGCAATGATTCGAAGTTGAGCTCCATTATTACAGACTTCCTGTCTTCCTTGTGTGCAAAACTGATTCTTGGAACTATAGGAGGGGTGTAATATGGCATTACTCCCGTATTTGGATAAAACTAACACAATTGTTGATGGTGCCTATTTTCACTTGCTGCCATTTTGTAAAAAGAATTGTTGCAAGGAGAAATGCAGCGCGTATTACGAAAAACTGCGCGAATCTGACGCTGGGTGCTATTGTTGTCCCTACGGCCTTTCCTCTTATGTGTATGCTTCACCGAAAGGAAAGCTGATTTTTACGGGACTTAGAATTAAAGGGGTCTATGATAAAAAGAAAGCTAAAGTAACAGAGACACAGGAGTATATTTATAACCCTGTTATCGATGAGGCTGCTTGTACCTCTATTGCACAGGAAACAGCAGCAACAATTTCTGAAAAAAGTGAACTAGAAGCGAAATTAGATGCAATTAGAGACCTGCTTCATGAAACACGTACTCTGAACGGACAGATCAAAAATTCAATTGATTTGCTGTGGGAGACCAGTGCAGATGAAGAAAATATTGATTATGACACCGCGATTGAAACATTGAAAAATGCGCATGTTAGCAGTTTCATGATATCAAATCGTTTTTCGTATTTTGATTCTGTTCTGAATCCGACGCTTTCTACAGGAAGTTTTTATCCTGCAGTTATTTTTAAAAAGTTTGATAAAATGCGTAAGCTACTAAAAGGGTATCAGAGGAAAAATGTATGGATTTCAATCGTTTCTCCGAACCAGAGTAGCTATAAATACAGCATTAATTCTACTTTTGAAACATTGTTATTTATTCTGCTGGAAAATGCCATTAAGTATTCGCCCTCAAACAAGCCGGTAGAAGTTAATTTTGAAGAAAACGGTTCGGTGTTGGATGTTACAATAAAATCAATTGGTCCTTATTGCGATGAAAATGAAATCGTTCATCTTTGCGACAAAGGTTTCCGTGGAGAGAATGCCAGAATAGCTCAAGAAACAGGGCAGGGATTTGGCCTGAGTTTTGCTCGTAAAATATGTTCAACCCATAATATTGGGTTAACTTTCCAGAGTGTATATTTGAATAAGGATCATGGTGTAAAATATGGAACCTTCTATGTGAAGCTGCATTTTGATAGCAATGTACAGCCAGAGTGTTAACTTATGGATATAAAAAAGAAAAGTTCCATTGAACTGATGAACATGTATGCTGAGATTCTGGCAGAGCTGAACAGCAGAAATGTGGTGCGTACATATAACAGCCCTGTGGGTGACTATGCAGAGTGGCTTGTGGCGGAAAAGCTGGGTCTGATGCTGGAACGCAATTCTCAGAAGGGCTATGATGCGTATGATCCTGAAAATGGGTTGCGGTATCAGATCAAAAGCCGGTGGGAGCGCGGTGCGGCGAGTACACAGAGCAGAGAGCTGAATGTGATCAGGAATTACGATGGCAACCAGTTTGACTATCTGGTGATTGTTATCTTTGATGAGCGCTTCTGTGTCAAGGAGGCGTATATGCTTCCCCACGATACGGTAAAGCCCTATGCTCGGTATAATAAGCACCAGAACGGCTATGTTTTGGTTGCCAAGGGCGCGGTTCTACTTGATAAGGATACTGAGAACATTACCGGACGGTTGCGGTGACAGCATACTTTTGGTGCAAAGCCCTGCATTTACACTCCGTTTGGTGATAGCATCGCAAAGAACCGCCTAAATCGTAAGATTTAGGCGGTTTTTCCACGTCTCGTGGACACTGGGGATTCGAACCAAATTGTTTTGACCCCAATTTGACCCCAATTGGTGTTTTAAAAAGTTGGGAAAGCTTGGGGAAATTGGGGTAAATGGAAA